CTAACGCCTGCTCGAGAATTTCGTGTATCCGTTTTTCGTTCGTTAGTAACGCTGGTTTTAGATACGGTCTAGGCGGTATCGTATGCGTTCCGTACGTTTGCCACGTTGCGATTTTTAGGTTAGTTACAGGCGAGTCCTTACGTCTTAAACTTTTCGCTTCTATATAGCCAATCGAAACGCCTTGTTTATTAAAACGCTCAAAACGTTTCTTTAAGTGAAAGATGTCTGACTTGAGCGCATCGGCGCCTTCTACTTTCATCGTTAGGGCCATGATGCGCGTCCTGTAACTGCGAACGGCATACGCCGATAGCGTTTTAAAAGGTCAAAAAACTGTTTGCCGTAAGGCGTCGAATTCCAATAGCCAGCGTCAGCGAACGACGTGGACGCAGTATCGTAAGAAACAGAGACGGAACCGACCGTTTTAGAGGCTACTGCGCCATGAGCTCCACTGCTAACGTTACCGCCTGAAACTACGCCACCGGCGCCGGTACGTTGACCGTTATCGAGAGACGCTAAGTAATGCGCTGTAAAAAGAGCTTTCCCAAATTCCGTAGATTTCCCGAAGCGATTCTCGCTAATCTGGTTGTCCGCTTCGTCTAAATAAAACTCTACGCGAGCTTTCGGAAACTCAGAAAACTCAGGAAAAATCTTTAAAAAATCGTCGTAAGTCATTTTGTTTTTAACGTGATTACGCCCGCTGGCGTAAACCAGCAGGCATAAAAAAACCTCGCTAATTTGCGAGGATTAGATACCGTCGAAGTACATCACGGTCTCAGGGCGGCGGAACTGAACTTCAGCCAAGCGCCACAAGTAAGCGGCGCAGTAGTCGAGACCTTTATCGTAGGTCTTTTCACGCCATACCGGGCGAATATGGTAGCGAACATAATTTTTGTCCTTCGTATACAGAACCATACGGTCTTTAGAAGAGGTTCCTAGAGAAGTCAATTCTTTGACCTGATTAACCGTCATAGAACCTGCAACCTTACGTCCGAGAGATTCCTTCTCGATGTAATCGATCATAGAGAAGTGACGGTCGTCGGGAGCCTTCATGCTAAAGAGCTTGACGTACTGAGCAGGCGTAAGGAGCATAGTGTTTGGCATGATGACGCCGTTAGTAGCCTGATATGCCTGATTGAAGTAGTCATCAATAGCCTTCGCCATACCGTCCCATGTCGGAGAGGTTTCAGCGAGAGCGCCTGTAGTCGTTCCCTTCTTGATAGAAGTGTTATTCAAGAAGCCCTTGAAACCTAAACCGCTATCGCCAAGGTAACCGACCTGATGCGCTTCTTGCAGGAATTTATCGTTAACGAGTTCAACCTGCTCGGCGTTAACGTTAATATCCTCAGCTTTCTGAGCGGCCTCAAGCTCCATTGAAGTAACGGAGATTTCGCGGCCAGCAGTATAAACGGCTACGGCAGTAGCGTTCAGTTCGTAATCAACGCCACGAAGGTCATTTGCACCCTTTCCAAGCCAAGACATCCCTTTTGCGTCTTTAGTGCCCTGACCGATACCCTTGATGTTTCTCAGAGCGACGACGTTAGAGACTTTATCGAGGTCTTCGACGATAGGAATATCGCGAGTGAAATAGTAGTTCGTAAGCGGGCGGATGATTTCCGGCTCAAGCTGAGCAAGTCGAGAATTCCACAGCGCTTTTACTTGATCTGCTGAAATTGCCATTTTATTTGTCCATAAAAAAAAGCCCCGTTCGAGTAAACGAACGAGGCTTAGTTAGTTAAGAAAAATGATGTTTGATTAAGAACCTGTAGCTTTAACAGGAATCACGACCTGCTGAGTTACCTGAATTTCAGCGCATCCGTCAGCAATTCCATTAGCGGCGAAAACTGCGCGAATCGGTACTTTCGTGTTGTCAGTCGTAAAGACTTTGTTTGTCGCGTCGTAATAGACGGCCTGATTTCGTTTAGGCGTAATGGACGCGGCAGCAGGCACCTGAATGTAACCAGTGCTAAGTACACCGATTTCCTGAGGAAACACCTGCAACGTCCAACCGTCGTGATAACGCACGACAACGCCGATCATCGCGTCGAGGCCGTCGGTTGTTTCGAGCAACGCGGCGTTACCGTCAGAATCCTGTTTAACAGGCAATCCGGCGTCAATAGCGGCGGTTGCCGTAATGGACCTAATGTCCGCGCCACCGCGAGTTACAAAACCCGCGATCATGTTTTGTTCAATGTATCCAGTCTGCATTTTTATCTCCGATTAAAACTTATTTCGCTTTATTCCAAAGTTCGGCGCTTTGCTCGACAAACGATTTCGCTTTCTTCGGCGCTTCATCGTGTTTAACTGTTGCGAGCGTCGCCTGAGTCATAGAGCGCTTGAAATTTGCGCAGGCGCGTAAAACCATCGCATGATCACATTTAGACAGGTCGCCGAAAGAATCGACAAAAGATTTGCCCTGCTGAGATTTCGCAAACTCAAGAATTGCGGCATACGGCAGATTAGGCGTCGTAGGCGCTAACGAAGGGGCAATATCTGCGGCGTCGCGAATCATCGCGGCGTCTAACTTGGTTTCGGGCTTAGCGTCTTTCTTCGCTTCTTCTTTCTTGCATTCATCAGCTTTTTCGTCGGCTTTCTTGTCTGCTTTAGCGTCAGTCAACGCTTGCAGGATAGCGGCTCCGAGTACAGCAGGGTCAATGCCAGCGAGCGGATTAGGAGCGACTGGCGGCATATCGTCGTCAACTTTCTTTTCTTCGGTAGCTGGCGCCGGATTTTCTGCGGCTTTGTTTTCCGGTGCTGGCGTCTGAGTCTGAGCTTCGTTTGTCTCAGGCTGTTTAGCTTCATCAGCGTTAGTAGCCGGCGCCGGAGATTGAACTTGCGCAGATTTTTCGATAGCGGCGATTCGTTCGGTCAACGCCTGAAGCTGTTGAAGAATCTGAACATTAACGTCAGGTGCTTCATCTTTTTTATTAAAAAAGGCCATTCTTTTATCCTTTGATTTAGTGATTGCAGAATCTTTTAGAGAACACGTTCCGCCACCGCGTCCGAGCGGGACGAGGGCAACGTGATTACCTATGAAATTTGTTTCGACGCCGATACCGCCGCCTTGATCGATCACGTTTGAATCGAAACCGCACGAAAGCTCTGTAGCTTTACCGTTCACGACTTCTTCAATCGCCTTCGGGTCGAAAATGATGATGTCAGCGACTAGACAGCCCGCTGTAGATTCGGTTCCTTGCCTTACGTGCGATACGGTACCTACTGCGAATTGTTTCCAGTTTTCTCCGGTAACGTTAGGCACGTCCGGATGTCCTAGCGTAACTGGCTTACCTTCGAACGAATTTATCGTATCGTCGGAAAACAAAACGTCACTCGGACGAATTAGGAATACTTTTCCGTCCGCGTTCGGCTTAACTTGATCTAGTTCGTCATGCAAATATTCACGTGTGCAAATCGACGCGATGACAGCGTTACGACAAACTAAAAAGCCCTCTTTTGTGAGGGCTTTATTCGGTGAAATTGGATAGCTCAAGTCATACATTTAGACTCCTAAGCGTTATTAGGCAGGAGGGGTACAGCAAAACATCTACAGTTGTAAGTACCCCCGGGGTTATAGTATTTACCGGGTTCAACTTCAGGCGGATTTGAGAACGAGCAAACTTTACCGTCCATCGCCTGATGCGAAGCTCGTACGGATTCATCTTCGACGGTGTGCCAAACGTATTGATCGATACCTACGCTTTGAGCCTGAGCCTGTACGAGCGTCGATTGAGTGCGCGCTACTTCGGTGCGTGCGATACGTCGAGCGGCGTACTCAGGATAATTAGGCGTTAGACCTTGAATTTTCGCGACTAACGATTCGTGTCTTGCACCAGTCTCGAGCGCTATCTGAGCGCTGAGCTTCTGAGCTTCTAACGCCGCGTTGTTCGGTAACGTTTTAATTACGTCTACCTTTTCCTGTACGAGCTTATTAACGAGCGCGATCATCTGCGGCGACTGCGTATCAATACGTAGACCAGCCGCCTTCTTAAACTCTCTCGCAAGCAGTACAGCGTTATTGCTAATGATCTTTGACCAAAGCGATGCAGTAGGCGCCGGTAACGCATTCGCGTAATTATCGAGCTGAGATTGCAGAATTCCGAAGTCTTTAATCGTCCCGTCTGCGTTCAGGTTCATGTTAATAATCGCCTGAATGTTACGAGCGACTTGACGGTAATAACGCCATACCCGCGCTCGATACGTTTTTTCGTGGTTAAACGTTGCCATTTAATTTAAGTGAAACGCTCCGAAATTAGGCTTTTCGTTAGGGTCAACGGCCTTACCGATGTTAGGCAGGCCAGCGTTAACGTATTGCCCTTCTTCGTTAGGAATCGGCGGCGGCTCTACTTCATTAAGCGCCTCAATGTCTTGCGGCGTAACCGTTGAGAAAATACCCGTCTTTTCGGATAACGCGGCGATTTCTTCGAGTGCTCGCTTATCTGAAATTAGTCCTGCTGCTTGGACGCTGAGAATCGTATTAACAGCGTTCTGAGCGTTAGTAATACGTTCGCTCGTAGTTTCTTGTTTCAGCGGCACGAAGTCGAAGTCAATCTCGCCTACTTCGCGGCCTGAGCTGGTGAGGATTAACGACGCTATTCTTGAAATCGGTTCGCGTAATTTATCCTCTTGCAGGCGCGAGACGGTATCGTAATAATTCGCTAGATCAGCGTCTCCGGTCGAAAATCCAGCGGGCGACATGCCGAAAAGTTTGACAAGCGGAATTTCTGCGGCGCCGGCGATTTGTTCTGAGAACGTGATCAGCACGTCACGAATACCGCCGAACGAGTAACTCTGAGACTGAAACGTATCTTTGTTGTCAGAAACGGTTAACGACGAGTTATTTTGAACGTCGTTAATCATCTTTACAGCACGGCCCATGAAAGAAGCGCGTTCGTCGTCTTGCAAGCCTTGCCAAAAATTCTCGATACCTAAGTAGCGAATGTAGCAGCGCTTGAGCAATTCGAGACAGCTATCTAACGAGGCTCCGTATGCGCTGACTGCTGAGTTAGCCACGTCATAAACTGACTCACCCCAGCCCTGATTTACGTTTAATTTTCGATGCGTTGAACGTATTCCGTCGAAGCGAATAACGCGGCTTGCGTCAGCGTCGAAAGTCGACAACGTGCCGTAGGCTGGTTGAATGCTGTATTTGACAGGTAATCCAGCCTCGGCGCCATAATTTTTTACGATCGTGCTCGGCGTGATTTCGGCTTTATCGAATACGCGAAAACCGAGCAACGTACCGTTAGGGTTTAAAACGCTTTCCGGCGCCCCGTCGCCCATATCGATCATTACGAGAGAGCCGCCGTACACTCGCGCATACGTAATAGCGTCAGTCAATAGCCGCCATACGTTAAGCCTACGGAACTCTTTCTCTAAGAAAGCGCTCGTATCAGCGTCAAGGCGCCAGTTAACGCCCTTCGATGTCATATCGCTTGCGATTGACTCAGCCATACGACGCGCTACCCAGTTCGACGAAAATAGACGACCTTTAAATTCGTCCGGTAACGAAAAACTTATTTCGTTTGCGACGTTCGTAATCAGCTCGCCTGTGCATACAGAGCTTACGTAAGCGGTCGCGCTGTCGTGTTTCGTACGTCCTGCGTTTTTTAGTTGAAGATTCTTTGCCATGAGAAATTAGAGTTTTTCTGCAACGTCAGATTTATGAGGTCTGCGAGTACGTCGATTTGGTCATCATGTCGATGTTTCATGTCTGGTTGAATTTCCTCGCATTCGCGCAAGAAATCGTTAACCCACGGAGCGGACTCAGGGATATATACGCGACCTGATTCGATAAACGGTAAAACGTCTTGATAACGCGTTAACTTGTCTATCGTTCGTTCAACTGGTAAGACAGGAATAACCGGATCACGGCTTCGCTGTAACGTTTGAACGAGTCCCGTACCGCTAGCTTTATCCTCAATGTAAAAACCTCGTATCTTTGAGCTATCTAACGTTACGTGTTTATTCCAAAAGTCTGACGCTCGTTTGAGTAAGTCCGGCGATTCCCACTTGCCGCGCAGAATGTCAAGGATGTAAAGATTCCCATCCTCACCTAAACCTGCTATGCCGAACACACTGTAGTCGTTGTACTCGCGTGTTTTTAATGCTGTATCGGACGCGATAATTCGATAGCTCAGTTTCGGCGGTATGCGATAACGTTTAAACCATTCGGTACGAATGAGACCGCCGCCTTCGATAATCGGGTGCTGCTGATACAACGCATTCCAATCGCGAGAACCGACCGTGTTTTTAATCTGCGTTAGTTGCTTGAGGTTGTAGCGCTCAGGATGTAACGCTTCGCCTGTTTTACGATGTAATTCATCATGCTCTGCGATAGCCGGATAATTCACGATTTTGAACTGATCGGCTTCGCTGTCTGCGTTCATCGCGTTAATCAATCGTCCGATCAGGTCGTCAACGTGCCAGCGCGTAGCCATGACGATAACGCCGCCACCGGGCGATAAACGTGTATACGCTGTAGATGTGTACCAATCCCAAATAGATTGTCTAATCGTTGAACTGTTAGCGTCAGCACGATCTTTAATCGGGTCGTCGATAATTAAAATGTCTGCGCCCTGACCCGTAATACCACCACCTACACCACATGAACGGTATGAACCAACATGTCCTACGACCTCGAATAAATCAGACGTGCGAATGTAGGCGCCTCTACTGTCTGTCTTTACTCTCGACCCGTTAAGTTTCGTATTCGGGAACAAAGCATAGTACGGTTCATCGTCTATCACACGCTGGACATCACGATTAAAACGCTGAGATAAATCGGCGGAATATGATGTAGCGATAATGCTCAAGTCAGGATTTCGACCTAACGCGTACGCAGGAAACCGACGCGAAACTAGCTCGGATTTGCCTGAACGCGGTGGCATCGTAATAATCAGTCGTGGCGATTTCTTATCAGCTACAGCTTGTAAAAAATCATCAAGCTCTGCGCATATCTCACGATGAACCCAGCCCATCAAGTAATCAGGCTTCGTGTACGTGGTGAAGTAAGCGAGAGACTTACGAGCTTTCCATAGTCGTATCTCCGCTAGGCTTGGAAGTGTCCGAATCATGCAAAATAGCCTCCAGCGCCTCTAGCTGACTTACGCTTAATTTCGATAAGTCGTATTCCTGTTTGCTTTCAACCTTTACAGCGCCTCCATCGGCGCCGGTTACTGCAACCTTCTTTCTATCGCCAAAATTTTCATCGTTACGCATGGCGGCTTGTCTAGCGCATTCCTGAATTACGATTTTCTTTGCTTCTACGTAACCCTTCGGCAAGTCAGCGCCAGTTCTTATACAGCGATCAGCTATGCGATTTAATCTCTCGACTTGTTCCCAGCCGAGCGCGTCAAAAAGCCAAGAGCTTTCTTTTCGTGCTTGCGCGGAACGGTGACAAAATTCTTCGTTTTCTTCTTTCCAGCGAATTATCGTTCGTCTCGAAGGCATGCCTTTCATCGCGCCGATCTTGCGCTCCGATTTCCCTTCGAGAATTAAATCGATAATTTTGTCGGCTAATTCTTGAGAATACTTCACTGGACGGCCGACTTTGTTTTTTGTTGAAGTGGCCATTTTTATATTTTTAATCTGAAATTGTTGACAAATTATACTTTTTCTGTATAATTATAAACATGGTAGTTAAACATGAAAGGAGGTGAGAAATGTGGATTTAAGAAACCGATTGATTCGTGAAATCAAGGTTAAGTGGAAAGTAAAGGAAATCACAATTAAC